AGTACTAAAAACATTAATTGTTCCAGAACCTGACATAGATGCACTTGAAGTTATAGCAATAGTTACAGTTGTAGATGCAGAACTCCATATCTTTTCACCTCTAGCTGCTAGTACTTTATTAGAAAAAACAGTACACATTAATACTGCTTCTGAAGATGAAGTAGTCTGAGGCACAATATGATTTACATATTTAGTAAAACCACTTATACGTCTGTATCCACCACCAATATCAGGCTCAAAGTTTTGTAACTCAAGAGCTTCTCCAGGCTGCATTAAAAAAGTAGATTTGTTTAATACTAGACCACCTTCGCAATTAAAAGATACAGGTGTTGTTTGTGAATTATCTGGCATATTAAGATACTCTTAACACATTAGCTCTAGAACTTGAAGATCCTCCTAAAGGATAAGTAGACCTTAAATAATCAAATCTATTTACTAATAATGATTGCATGTTTTTAATACCATCTTCAAATAATTGCATACTTACTTGATGTTGTTGAATTTCACCTCTGTATTGATAAACAAAAGCCATAGCTCCTGTAACAATAACATGGGCAAATCTATCAGGTATAGTAGTAGTATCACCATAAGCAGCAAGATCAGTTGGAAAAGTATAATATTCAAAATCAACTTGATAGGATTTAGTTGGATAAGGATATAATAAATAATTATTATCAGGAGTTCTTGCTACATACTGTGGTATACTACCTTGATTAAATTGCGTTACAACAACTGCATCTGCATGAGCTGCTGCTGTAGTAGAAGAAGAACCTCTAGTTACACCTGTAAAAGTAGTTGAAGAACCTATAGCAGTATAAGATACAATTTCATTACCAATGTATAAACTACCAGAAGCGCTAAAGCCTGTAGTACTAGCAACTGTTATTGTAGTCACTGAGTCAGTATGAGACTGACTTAATGTAGTAGAACTTATTTCATCTTCTTGAGTAATATATTTATCAATATAATCATTGTAGTTTAATAGTCTTAACTTACCACCAGAACTACCTAAGTCTGAATCTTTAACAAGTCTAAAAGTATTATAGTCTACAACTTTAGTACTACTTGGTAATGAATATCTAACAACACCTGCTGTTAGAGTTTGATTAGCGGTTGCATGATTAAATGGATAATTATAATCTGTTTGATTAATATAACGTATAGCTTCATTTATTGCATTTTGACATTGTACTTGTATTCCTCTAGCAGAAGTAAAATTAGCAGAGGTTAATGCTACTTCATTTAGTTTGATAATAACTTTATTAGTTAATGTTAAATATGATTCAGCCATTTTAATTCCTATGTAAATAAAGGGGCAAGTTATCCCTGCCCCTTTATATTAGTTTATGCTAGTTGATCACGATCAACTTCATTAGCGTCATAACTTCCAGGATTGTCTATGTTCATAAGAACCATCCAAACTCGAATTTTACCGCCTGTAGGTGCTGTACCTGCTGCTTGAAGTTCTAGATCCATAGTTGTTGCCGTAGAACCAGTAAGGTTCGGAAACACTCCAGGAATCATAGTAGCATAGGAACCAACCGCCATAGCGTCTGTGTCCATTGCTGCAACGAACTCATCAATATCAACAGCAATACCACCTGTAGAGGCAGTAGTAATACCTAAATTGAATGTTGTGTCGTTTGATTCTCCAGTTAATAGAGCCTCGACTTCGTAACCTGCAGCCATGATAAGTGTATCTGTTGGTATTGTGAAGATTTGCAAAATATCGTTTGCAGCTAATGCCGCAGCGTTATTTGTGTTTTCTACAGCAATATCAATAGTATTACTTATTAAGTATGGAGCAGGAGCAGAAGGTCTGTGTACTGCTTGTAAACTTGATGCATAAGTAGCCATTTGTCAGTCCTCCTTAATAACCAGAAACATAAAACGCACGAGATAAAGCTTCAGGGCGTAATATTTTTCTACCGTACATATGCATGCCTCTAACAATATCAGCAAAACTATCAGGATCTCTGTAGGTTTCTGTTTTATTGATTGAGTCTGCTGTTGCAACTGCTGATGAGTGACCACCAACGATTACACCAAAGTGTGTGCTGCCTGTAGCTGTTGCTCCAGTTGCACCATTTCCTACTGCAGGAAGATTGTTTGACATATAAACTTTAAAACCGTGAACGTTGTTCAAGATTAATCCGTTTTGTAAGCCAGCTCCACCAAAGTCTGCATTCATAAGACGTGAGTCTTCATCCTGTAGAAGTTCAGCAAATACTGGGTCAATGACAAGCCATCTACCAGATGTATCAACGTTTTGTTGATCAAGTTTCCTTGACATACGAGCGATGATAGCTAAAGGTGAAGCCGCAGCAGTAGTTGTGTTAAGGCCGTCACCACCTGCACGAGGAACTGCAATTATAGAGTTACCAGCGGTACCTCCATTAAAGTCTGCTCCATCAACTAGCATGGTAGCTAGTAGTTCGTTTGTAGCAGCAGTAGATACAGCAACTGAACCATTTACGGTTGCGTTAACTGTGTCGGATGTTCCATGTAGTGCAGATTGTTTGAAACCTGACAAGTAGCCAAGAACGTCTTGGTCAAATTGGTCAGCCAAACGATAAGCGGCACGATCACTTGCAAGGTCTTGAAAGTTAACATGTGAATGTGCTTCTTCAATGTCATCAACTTTAAATGCAAAGTAATTTGCTTTGTCAATGGTCAATGAAAAATCTTCATCATCAAGATCTTGTGGTTGGATAGTTGTGCCACGCGAATATGCTTTCACAGTGATTTCGGGTTCTTTGATTATTTTAACCGAATCTCCCATGTTAGCGATTTCTCCGAAGTAATCAGAGTTTGTTACAGCTCCTACAACTGATGCTTTGCGAAACGCAAGTTGCACCTGTTTGCTGTATATAACTGGTGAGAAGTTACCGTTAGGTAAATTACCATAACCAGCCGCAGTTGAAAATGCCATTTTAATTCTCCTTAAGCATGTTTCCAGATGCAAACAAAACAAGTTTTATGTAGCGGCTAAATCTAGTAGGGTGCATTTAAATAAAAGTCGGCCAACTTCTACGTCAATGGGCCAAAAGATAATAGGTAGTCTATATTATTTTTGTTGTTTGCTAGATAATACATATGTACTATCTTTTAATATGCTGCGTAGGTAATCCATAATGGGGCTACGCAGCTACATTGTACATATAGTTATACACTATTGTATAGATATGTCAATACCTTTTAACGAGCATTACCAGATATATCATAAATAAACTTACCTGAACGGATAGCTTCCATGATTTTATCTGCATTCTTCTCGTACTGATGTGCGTTCATTTTTTGCACAGTAGATTCTTTTATACTTCCTGACTCTTCACTGGAAGGTTCACTTCTAGTATTAGTCTTAGATACTGCCTTAGCGGCATCTCTATTTGAAGTTCCAGTTTTTTTAGTTTTAATACCCTTGTCAGCTTTATATAAGTCTATTGCCCTTGATGCAGATCTAGCATCGTCGTCATTTTCATATAAAGCATCCTGTATCCATTTAGGCTGTTCTTCTGCCCATTCATGGAACTCGTCACTATCTCTTATACTACCAAAGTCTGGATGAGCAGTCATTAATTCTACTTCTGCTTTATCCCTGTTAGCTTTGTCTCGCATGTCATCTATTTCTTTTACACGAGCTTCCAATCCAGAGGACTGTTCTTTAGCTTTTTTAATTGCTATAGTTTCTACTATGGCAGCTACATCAGGATACTGACTTGCCCAAGCATCAATGTCTTCGTCAGACTTAGGTAGTTTAATTTCTTGCTTAGTAGATTTTTCTAGTTGACTTTGTAAAGCATTTATTTTTTCTACTTGTTCCTGTAGCTGTTTCTGTGAATGCCTACGTAGATCACCATATCTTTTCTTAAAACTTTTCTCTTCAGCGTTAGTGGGTTCTGCCTCTACTTCTTCTGTTTCAGGTTCACCCTTTTGCTCCGCAATTAGTTCTGCCAGTTCTTCTTCTTCTTTTTTAATGCGCTCTTCGTTAGAGTATTTACGATTTGCGAATGCAACTTTTTCTTCTGCTATTATTGTGTCAGACATTTCTGTCTCCTTTACTAGGGCCACCGTAGCCTATGTTGGTAGGGGGATGAGTAGCTAGTCATATTTAGCTATTTTTTAGATGTAGCTAAACCACCTTTCTTGTATCTTTTTGTAGGTTTCTTTTTAGGTTTAAGTTTCTTTCCTGCTAGGCCGCCTTTATTATATGGGCCACCGCCACCGCCAGCAGAACCACCACCGCCACCGCCAGAGCCACCACCACCTTCACCGTTACCATCTGGGCCACCACCTCTATCGGGTTCGTTATAGTTTCCAGAGTATGCAGCACTTCCTCCAGTAGGAGTACTTGGAGCAGAGTAGCTTGTAGAGCCACCTGTGGGTGATCCATCACTTTGTGCTGCTTGTGCCTCTATTGCAGCTTGAACCTCTTTTGTTTTTGCTGTTGCTTCTGCTGTCGCTTGTAAATCAGCTAACTGTTGTTCTGCTGCGGCTAATTCGTTTGCAGCACGTATAGCTTCTGCTTTAGAAAACTCTTCGGCTGCTTTTGCTCTAGTTTTTTCTTCCGCTTTCATTTGTCTATCAGCATCAGCTTTAGCTTTAGTATCTGGGTCAAAAATATTAAACCTTTCAAGGTAACCAAGGTCTTGCGTAGCTGTATTATACGTATCTAATGATGTCTGTGGAGAGTCAAAACTAGTATTTGTATCAAAACCAAAACCGGGTTGCTCTACTGAGTTATTTGCTAACTCGTTAAGGCTAAGCTGATCAACTGTTTTTATTCCATCACTTGTTAAAATATCTACTTTTGGTATTTCTACTTCAGGAGTTGCTGTAGGTACATTGGAATATGGGTTATAGTTTTCATACGCATCTAACATAGTTTGTGTTTCTATTGATGCTGTTGTAGGTGTAAAGCTTTGATCTGTAGTCATTTGTTGATTAGATATCTGTTCTGCAGTAGGCGTAAAGCTTTGGTCTGTAGTC